GTCAAACCCTTAGTAAAAAATCTAATTAAGAAGCTGACAAAGAAGAAAAAAGATGTAGAATAATTATCCGTAGATGAGTTTAATACCCGTGACTTATCTACTTAAATTTGTGAGTGTGCGGTATAACTTGATTCGGAGGAGGTGAAACCATGACTCCTTCGCATAATTTTGCAAACCTACTTTTAGGATCGAAGTATATCCCAGCTAATTTCAACTCTCCACAATTTTTTAATCTTGCTATCTCATAATTGAGCATTTTTGCATTAAGTTCTTGTTTCTGTAACTTTATCTGTGTATTTGCTGCATCAAGACAAGAATTTTGAAATCTATTATCTAACGGAATATTGAATGTAAGTGCAAATCCAAAGTTAAGTCCTAAAGAATCCTTGTTATTGCTGTAATTCTCTTGATAGTAAAGCACTTCACCTGGATTATCTGGTACTCCATCATCATCTTCATCTGTTGGATCATACACGGGCGTATGATAAATGTAGTCCTGTGGCCGCTTTTGGTTAAACGAAGTGGTGACAAATGGGCTAACGGTCATCTGTGGTCCAGAGCACTTTATATTATTTCCATACATATTTTCTACCATCGGTCCACCCAAAACCTGTGTGGCAAAATTAGAGACTGAACCACTAGCAGATGCGGAAGGAGCAGCAGTATTTGAAGTGTTAGCTAATACAGGATTACCTAGTAGACTTACTGCGAGAAGATAGTAGTGGTATCTGTGACGCTTGTGCTTTGGATCGTGCGAGTTATGTCTGTTACGGATTCCATTCCAGGTGCTTGATAAACTTCTGTAAATTGAAAAGCATCCCCAGGATTTGTTTGAGTCCAATTTGGTCTTTGATTTAGATTTAATCCCTGCCATGTATGAGTAGTTCCGTTTATTGTTTCACTAACTGAG